GGCAAGGTATCCTTGTATTTCGGATCATATTTGTATATGAACATTCTTCCTATAAACACATTAGATGAAATACGATTTGGATCATTTAGAATATTACTACGATTTGTCGGAATGCGCGTTTTAGAAATTTTATCTAACAACCAAGATCTGGCTGTATCTGTTCTTGGTCGAATGCCAGCGGCATTCATCTGTTTATTGAATTTATCAAATAGCGATGGCATTAGATTCCTAGTTCTTCCTCAGTTATAATCATAAACTTCCATCTACGATCTTTGCAATACTCATCAGCTGCCTTCCATTTTGCTTCGTTAATACCATATGTTGTAACTTCTCGAATATATCGTTTGGTAACTTTCTTTTGAATTTTGGGCGGAACAGACTGACTTTTAGGTTTTACTTCAAGAATCATAGACTCGGTTAATCCAGTTTTATTTCGTATTCTTACAAAAAAGTCTGGAAAGTAACGATGCCATTTTCCATCAACTGGGGATAAATATGGTATAACTATTTCCTCATTCGACCAACCAATTACATTCGGATTGCCATCTAGGTGCACCATTACTCGGCGTTCCCATAACGATCTGTACCAGATGTTTGTTGGATCACCTAAATATTTATTGGTATTTTTAGGACTAAATTTACCATTATAAGCCATCAGTTATTTATAGGACCATTCATGGCAATCGTCAACAGCCCTCTTCGCAATCAAATTATGAGCGATCCGAAGGTCGTCAAAAATCCCCAATCCAATGCGAATAAAAATCCTAGTGGACCGCAAGCAAAATTGAGCAGTAGCCCCTATAACGTACAGGATTTAAGATTTCCTAAAGAAGTTGCAATCAATGCAAAGAATAAACATTGGATAAGATTTACGCCTACAATTCAACAAGCAGGTTCATATAAAACCAGTTTTGCTAATGGCGGATTAGGTTCTGCTGATGCAAACAGAGCAGAATTTGGCGGGCAACTAGGTTCTGGTGCCGATCCATTGAGTGCTGGTGCTGCATTAGCAGGTTTAGGTGCTATTGGTATTGCCGAAGGTGCCGTTACTGGCGATTTTGGTAAAGGTGGTGACATTTTAAAGAATGCATTGAGTAAAAGTAAATTAGGATTAGGAAAGGCAATTGGATTAGGATTATCCGTCGTTGGCTCTTTAGCAGTTACAGGTGCAGTTGTTGCTGGAATAGATCTAACTCGTAAGACGCGCCGAGCTGCATCTTATATCTCGCTCTATATGCCAGACACAATAAATGTGACTGTTGTAAATGACTATGACCAATTAAGTTTAACTCAAGCATTAGGAAAGGCAGGTTTGGCAGCTCAATCTGGTGCAGAAATAGTTGGCGGAGAACTGAAAGCAGCTGGTGGCGGCGCAGGACCAGGAACAGCTGAAATTGGTGGGTTTTTGGCAGAAAAAACTGGTAATTTTGGTTCAGGAATTACTGACGCACTATTATTTTCAGCTGGCTATGCACAAAACCCACAAATTGAACTACTTTTTAAGTCTATTCAAAATCGTGAATTTCTTTTCGATTTTAAATTCGTCCCAAAAACACAAGACGAATCTGTCGCAATTATAAACATCATTAAGGCATTTCGATATCATGCCGCACCAGAAATTCCAACGATAGGCGGTGGTAGATATTTCGTGCCACCAGATGAATTTGATATTCAATTTATGTATGGCGACTCTGAGAATAGAAATATACCAAAAGTTTCAACTTGTGTATTGCAAGGTATTGATGTAAACTATGCTTCTGCTGGTCAATGGACAACCTTCGCAAATGGTATGCCTGTTGAGATTGCTATGCAACTTCGATTTAAAGAAGTCGAGATTATGCACAAGAAACTTATCGAGAAGGGATACTGATGAAATATTTTGAGAGTTTTTCAAAATTAGTCTACACCTTCGGGCAAGATAATTTTAATCAACAGTTGGTTACAAATATTTTTGCTCGATCTAACTTTTTGCGTGAAGTTGCAAATAATGTTGACATTGCTTATGAATATCAAGTTCAAGATTCAGACACACCTGAGATTATCGCACATAAAGTTTATGGCGATGCATATAGAAGCTGGATAGTTTTGCTGTACAACAAAATTATTAATCCTTACTATGATTGGCCAATGAAAAATGATGTTCTAGAGACGTATGTTGCAAACAAATACCACATAACATTAGAGCAATCAAAATCTACAATTCATCATTACGAGAAAGAAATAGAACAAACGGCAACTTATGGCGGTGTTGTGTTAGATAAAAATACAACAACCTATACAATATCTACATACGATTATAATCAAAATACTGGATCATTGGTATTAAACACATTACCAAATACAGCAGATACTTATGTAACTATAAGTACCGAAACATTTAATTATAACACATATATTTTAACTGTTACTACTAATCATAAAGCAGTATCAAATTTTACTTATGAATTTAATGAAAATGAAAAACGAAGAAAAATAAAGTTACTGGAAGATATCTACGTTGCTCAAATTGAACAAGAATTTAAAGAGATTATGAGAGATGGCTAACGGACCAGTAAGTTCCAAACAATCGTCCATACAAAAACTTAATCTGATTAATTCTGGTGGGCAAAGCATAAATCTTGCTGAAATATATGTTCAATTGCAAATCTACCAAGATATATTTGCGCAATGTATGTCAGGTAAATTGTTGGTGGTCGATTCAAAAGAAACATTCACAAATTTTTATCTCTGCGGTAATGAATATTTACATGTTGTTCTTGACAAACCTGGATTAAATCGACCTTTTGAAAGAATCTTTAGAGTGTATAAAGTTGCAGATAGAAAAGCAACTTCTAATTCTGGTCAGATGTATGATGTTTATTTTTGTTCAGATGAATTTATTTCTTCAAATTCTATGCTTGTAAGTAAATCATATAAATCTACTAAAATTAAAGATGTAGTTCTAGATATTTTAAGCAAAGAACTTAAAGTAGAGTCTAATCGTATTGCTAAATTAGAAGACACGCAAGGAAATTTTGATTTTATTATTCCAGCATATCGTCCATTTGAAGCAATACAATGGGCAACGGCTCGCGGTTATGCTCAAGATAAATTTTGTTATATGTTTTTTGAAAATAAAGATGGCTTTCAATTAACATCATTACAAACAATGATGAAGCAAAAACCATATAAAAAAATAAAGTATGAAGTTAAGTTGTCGGATAGCGATCCATCATTGAATAAAGACTCAATGGACGACTTTGAGATTATAAATGACTTTGATATGATCACTTCAATGACAAATGGATCGTTCGCCTCAAGATTGCTTACTATTGACTTATTTTCTCAGAAACATGAGACTCTTGATTATAGTTTAGAAGTTGCTGAAGCCAAGAAAAATCTACTAAACAAATTTAAACCTGTTAATAGTTTTAAAAATTCTAAAGATCAAACTCTTTTTACTGCCTATAATTCGTTTTTTAGAACTTATTTGACGATAAACGACACAAAATCAGAAAAAAGTAACGATATTAAATTTTGGTTACTACCAAGAGCATTACATATGTCTCTTTTAAATCATTTTCGCATTAAAGTTACGCTTCCTGGTGACACGGAAATGAAGGCAGGAGACGTTGTTGAGGTCGAATTTCCACTTTTTGAAGGAAAACAGAGTGGTGGAAGAAGTTTGAATAAAAAATTATCTGGAAAGTACATTGTTTCTGCTGTAAACTATAAAATTATTCGTGAGGAAAACTCATTTGAGTGTGTTGCTGAACTTGCAACTGATTCTTTCTCTGAACCACTACCAGCAGCCAAAGATGGATTGAATAAATTGGCTAAAAAGGGTAAATAATGCCTGGTGCAATTAAAAATTTTATAGGATTAGAAGGATTTATATGGTGGATCGGCGTTGTTGAAGATCGCCAGGATCCAGAACAACTTGGTCGCGTCCGTGTTCGTTGTTTTGGATTTCACTCAGATGACAAATCATTAATTCCGACTGATTCATTACCATGGGCACATCCAATTTTACCAATTAATGCTCCTAATGTGTATACACCGAAAGAAGGAGACATGGTTTTTGGATTTTTTGTCGATGGAACGAATGCTCAGAATCCTGCTATTCTTGGAATTTTCCCAGGCAAACCCGAAGAAAAACCAAAGTATGAAAGAGGATTCTCTGATCCAGGAAATACGCTTTCTGGTCGTCCTAAAAAACCAGATGATGATTCTGACAAGTATCCAAAGAGTAAATATTTAAAAGAACCAACGCTCAACAGATTATCTCGCGGTAAAGTTGATAGTACAATTATAGCAACTCGAAAGAAAAATCTAAAAAAGAATGTAAAGTCTGCTGGTGGTGTTAATTGGAGCGAACCTGCGCCATCTTTTAAACCAAAATACCCATACAACAATGCTCTTGAATCTGAATCGGGGCATGCACTAGAATTTGATGATACACCTGGTAATGAGCGCGTACATTTGGCTCATCGTAAGGGTGCATACATGGAATATGATAAAGATGGCTCTAAAATTCAGAGAGTTCAGAAAGATAATTATTCTGTGATTATGGGCGATGACTTTATTTACATCAAAGGCAAAGCTGCAATTACAGTTGATGGTAATTTTAATCTTAAAACAAAAACAATTAACATTGAAGCATCTGAGATTAACATGGCAGCTGATGGTGCCGTTAAAATCAAAGGCAGCTCGGTTAAAATTGAATCAACAGGTGGAATGGACCTCAAAGCTGGCGGCGGTGGTAAATTTACAGCTGGTGGGCGACTAGATTTGAAGGGTGCCACAGCTGGTCTTGGTGGTGCTACGGTTGATATCCCAGCTGGAAAGGTAAATATCCAAAGCGGATCAGTGAAATCAGCTTCTGGCACTGGATTGAAGGGTGGTGGATCAACACCATCATCAGAAGATGTACAAGAATCCGCAAGTGATGCAGCTGCACTGGCAGCAAACCCAGCTGCGAAAGCAAATTCTGTTTCAGCTGGCGCTGATTCATTGCAGGAAGTTAAAGTTACATCTAAGAAAGTTGAAGTTCCAAAGGGTCAATCAGTTCTCGGAAAAATTGCTGGCGGTATCACATCAACCATCAGTGGTGTGGCTCAATCTCTTGGCGCTGCCGCTGATGGTATCATTAAAGATTTTGCTAACAAACTGCCAATAGGAGAATTGGCAGGTAAAGTTGATGGGTTTGGTATCGCTATTAATAATAATGTAGCTGATATTATCTCATTAGCGAGAGATCCTAAGCAGTTCCTTTTGAATAGGATAGATCAAGTTTCCCAGCTGGCGTTTAATAACAATGTGGAATTTAAGTTTGACCGTACAATTCAAAATGAAATTTTGACAACAGTTTATAACATTGCACAAAATCAACTAACAAATGTGATCGCTAAACACACTTATCCTAAAACGGAAACTATTCAGATCGACAATGTTCCATCATATGCTGCGAACCCAGAAGTTTTTGAGCGATTTGAGGCTCAAACTGATGAAGCTGAACAAAACCAAGAAGTGCTTGATATATTAAAGTCTATTAATGGGGGTCAGTCATAATGGCATTAACAGAAGCAAAAGCAAAAATTATTGCTAAAATCGAGGCTAAACTTTTAGATAAAATCAATGACATTAAAACGAACGGTGGAACTAATCTGCAGCAAATAAAGACGGTCACAGTTGGTGGATTGCCTGTAGCAATTAGAACGGGTGGTGCAGGAGCTCTTGGTGGTGCGCTTGGAAAAATTGCATCTGTTGTTCAAGAAGCTGGGTCTATTGCCTCATTAGTCCAAAATCCTGTTGGATTGGCGCAATCCGCCATTGGAAGTGCTGTGAGTGGTGTAAGTGGTAAATTGGGTGACATTACAGGTAAACTTACTGGTGGTCAGTTATCTAATATAACAAACGCCATATCTCAAGTTACGACAAAACTAGGCGATCTTCAGGCTCATACATCTAATCTTTCTGGCTTATCCTCTGCGATAAATGATGCCGTACCAGATTTTAAGAAACTACAGAATGTCGGTGAGATGTTAAATGGATTGGGCTCTGACACTACCAAAGGGTTTCTTGCTAATACCGCAGGCGCTCTTAAATCAGGCGACACTCTTAACACAATTAAAGATAAACTAAACATAAGCGTTCAGTCTAAAATGGATCAGATTTTAAGATTAGATTCCGGAACAATATCTGGGCAGACTGCGATAGCAACTATTGTAACGGATATTAATGAACTACTAAATAATCAAGCAAATGTTATGAATGACATTGTTGAAATAGATACAAATAATTTTAATGAGGCTTCTAATAATTTAACGGCATCTTCCGATGTTATAGGTCTAACAGACGAATACAATGACCCAGATAGCGTAACTTATTCTATGTTTGTTGATCTTGGTGTCGCCAAAGAATCTACGTTAACAGCATTTGACAATGCCGTAGAGCAATCTGAGCAGGAATTTGAGGGATAGTAAATGAGTTTGGTCGCTCGAAAATACACAGATTTTGACTTAAATTTCGGAATTCATCCAGTCACAAAGTAGATTTTAAAAAAGAAAGACGAGAACTCTATTGCGCAATCAATTAAAACACTGCTCCTCACTTCGCATTATGAAAGACCATTTAATCCAGATTTAGGTTCAAATCTAAAGAGATTTTTGTTTGAGCCAATAGATGATGTAACTACAACACTCATCCGTGATTCAATATTTGAAACATTAAAAAACTATGAGCCAAGAATAACTATTGAGGAAATAACTGCAACACCTAATTTTGATCTTGATCAATATGATGTTACAATAACTTTTTTTATAAAAAATGTTTTAGATCCAATAACAATCTCATTTTTCTTGGAGCGAATAAGATAACAAATGGCAAACCAAGACGCTAAACTCAAAGTTGCTGAACTCGACTTTGATACAATTAAAGATAATTTAAAGAATTTTCTAAAATCGCAATCAGAATTCAGCGATTATAATTTTGAAGGATCGGGTTTATCCGTCCTTCTAGATATTCTTGCATACAACACACATTACATGGGATATTATCTTAATATGGTATCTAATGAAATGTTTATTGATACCGCTTTAAGTCGCTCTTCGGTTGTCTCGCATGCAAAATTATTGGGTTATACTCCTAGATCAACTGTTGCCTCTCGCGCCACAATTAATGTTTCATTTACACCTGTAACGAGTGACGCTAACAGCACAGTTGTCATTCCTAGATTTACAAGATTTTTATCTGAGTCAAAAGATGGGACCAATTTCGTATTTGTAAATCCATCTTCTAGAACAATCACAAAAAATAATAGCACTGGGTTATTTACAACTGAGAATTTAGAGGTAAAGGAAGGACAACCTTTGGCGATTACATTTACATACAGTTCTCAAACAAATCCAAGACAAATATTTGAATTACCTGAGTCTAATATTGACACATCAACAATAGAAGTTCGTGTGCAGGTATCTGCTGAAAATGCTACTCAAAACACTTACATTCTAGCAAGCGACGCTACAGATGTTGATTCAAATGCTTTAGTTTATTATATTGAAGAAAATAAAAACGGCAAATATCAAATTTATTTCGGTGATGGAATTATTGGTAAAAAATTACTAGATGGTAATATTTTAATCGTATCTTATATTTCTTCTTCGGGATTGATTGCTAATGGTCTACAAACATTTAAATTAGTTGATACAATTCTTCCAGGTAGCACAGTATCCATTACGACGAATTCTGCATCAACTTCAGGGGCAGCGGCAGAAGATATAGAAAGTATTCGATTTACAGCGCCAAAAGCATTTATATCACAAAATCGTGCAGTTACTAAAAATGATTATATTGCACTTATTAATCGGGATTATCCGTATTTCCAAGCAGTAAATGTTTGGGGTGGTGAGGAAAATGTGCCACCAGTTTATGGTAAAGTTTATTTTACCGCAAAACCTGTTGGTGGATATGAAATTACATCTACTGAAATTGAGTATGTAAAAAATTCCATTATAAAACCATTTAGTATTTTAACTGTGACGCCTGAGTATGTCTCAGCAGATTATAATTATCTTAATTTAAATGTTAACATTTATTTTGATCCAACTAAAACAACAAAAACGCCTGATGAGATCAGTGCATTAGTGATTGGATCAATTCAA